ATGTCACGGAAGCGGTGCTACCGCTTGCCGAACGAAAAATGAGGATAAATGGCACAAGATTCGGTACTATCCGAAGCTTGACGCCGTCTATTCTTATTCCGAGCTGTTTTTCTATAATCTTAACCATCTAATCGATGACTATGATAAATTAGTGGACAGCTGTCAAATGTCTCCTAAGGCACGAGTTGTACTCGTGCCTAAGGACTCTCGAGGACCTAGAGTCATCTCGTGTGAACCTGCTGAGCTAATGTATGCTCAACAAGGTATCATGAGGTTGCTCTACCATGTCCTGGAGACCCACCAACTCACCGCCGGTCAGTTAAATTTTACTGACCAGGAAATCAATAGGAAGCTAGCTCATCATGCATCACTGCATGATGATATGGCTACTATTGATCTATCAGAAGCATCAGATAGAGTATCACTTGGCCTAGTTAGGAAGGTTTTTCCTTTAAACTGGGTTGAGTGTCTCGAAGCAACTCGCTCCGAATCTACTGTGCTTCCAGACGGTCGAGAGGTTAAGCTTAACAAGTTTGCCCCAATGGGTAGTTCTTGTTGCTTTCCAGTTGAAGCGCTTGTCTTTTGGGCAAGCGCCCAGGCGACCATGCATAGACTAAGGGCAGAGAATCCCAAAGCCTATGTATACGGGGACGACATCATCGTTGGCTCTGCGTACGCGCAACCAGTGATGGACGACTTAGAGCTTATTGGTCTTAAGATCAATTACTCGAAATCGTATATTAAGGGTCCCTTTCGTGAATCGTGCGGTGGTGATTATCATATTGGATATGATGTCACTCCTGTGCGACTGCGGAAGTTCCTTAATAAGTCCCATACCTCTATTGCTACTAGCGCCGACTTTTGCAACCTTCTTGTTGCTAAGTTTGGGTATGACACGGTCTGTTCCATCATTGATTTAGTTCAAGATGGGGTTGATTATGTTTACCCTAGGACGGAATTGTCTATTCCCTTGACAATTCGCGCTATTCCTAGTGCGAGTAATGACGTCCTTTTCAGACAACGCCGTAACAAGCGTTATCAGATTAAGGAGTCTAGAATTTTACAACCACATACGGGGAAATTAATCCTGCGTGAACGCACATGGTGTGAGCTCCTTCGTTCTGAGCTCGTTGTAAAATCTCGACAAAGCAATACTGCCGCAATGACCTCGCTCTCTTCAGTGAGAGATGAGTCTTTCAAAGCGGGTTCGTATGCTGATACCCATTCAGCACGTGCCAAGTG